CCTTAGTTACTTTAAACTTAACGCCATCCCCATCTGATATGTCGTTAGCGTTATATCCTGATTCACCAGCATCATTTGCTTGAAAAATATTTTTTAATACAGCAAAGTCTGGCTTGCTTAATACTGGAGCAAAGTAGGTATTAAATAAGGCATAACCTAAAGGGTTGTTTGCCAGCATAAATGCAGGTGTTCTGAGTGTATCGCTCCACTCTGGGGCTAGAGATTCGTTCTCCCAGAACTCTTTCATGTCCCACATTGACCAGTTAAGAAGATACGCATATTCCTTATATGCTACAACTGCTGCTTCTGGATCTGTGTCCCAATCTACAGCATAGCCGGAGGGATCAAATAAGCCTGCGTCGATTACCTCCTTCATAGCAAGGTGAAGAGCTGTGTTTTGCCAATCGAAAGCAGGACTCTGTTGAAGGAGTGTCGTCAGATAAGCCATTGGTACTTCAGCCTGTGAAGCAGCCACTGCACCTGGAATACCAAAGTTATGAATAGTATGGAACACGTGCTCCATAATTTCTTCAATGTCTCGATCACTTGTTGAGGGATCTGGTCCTGAAACATTCTTATACCATACCATATCATCTTGGACATGGGTATCATATAAACCATTTAGGTTCCAATATTCAGTACCAGCATCAGTTAAGAAAGCTGGGGTATACTCTGATCCACCACCATATGCAATTCTTTGTAGTGTTGGAACTCCCGGGTGTGTAAGTGTGCCAGAATCGCCTGAAAGGGTTTTAATTAAGTTTCTTTGATCAGCCTCATTAATACCAGCACCTGTCGGATCTGTCAGTAGCTCAATAACTCTTGCTGTCTTCTTAACCCATTCGTCTGGTACAGAATCCTGACCGCCAACAGCGCCAGCTGATACGAGTCGAATGCCGTTTACTGTAAGTTCTTTCTGAAAGAAGTTCTCAGTAGCTCCAGCAATTGTATTTGCAGTACCTCCCATACCAGAGTGATTAGCACAATAGTAATATAGGGCAGGAGTATTTGCAGTAAGAACAATTTGTGTATATGCTCCTGCTGTACCGGGTGTTCCTACATATGTTACACCCGTAGTATACTCTGTTCCGGTACCGTGGGTACCGTTTGCCGTCTCTGAAAATTTAATTGGATGGAATGAATTACTTGAATCTGATTGATCGAGTCTATAGGTTCTTTCTTCCACCAAATCTAGGTCAGGGCTTGCACCTGATAATCCGTCAATATAAAACTTATTTCCTGTACCATAGGCGTTAGTACCTGTAGCAACCGTTACGTTTTTTCCTATAAAGGTAGCAGAAGGTATAGAGGTTATAGCGATTAAATCGCCGGAATTATATTCTAAATCTTGAGATTGTGTAACGTCGACAAACTGTGCAATTCCAAAGCCTGTACCTGGATGATAGATCTCATACTTGTTTAAGGACTCGACAACAGTAGCCTTAACACCATACTGATCTATCGTTGCTCCAGTAGTAACTCGCCGAGTGTTATTATCCTTTGTTATAAAGATCTCATAAAAAGCAGTTTCTTCGACACGCCGTATTCTTTCTACTTCAACCTTAACAACCCTATCAGTTGTGGTTACATCTGTAATGTTAGCAAAAAGGTCAAATGGATCACCTTCTGTAACCTCAATAAAGATTGAATTCTGCTGGATCCAACGCCCGTCTGAAGCTACAAGGATTTTTTCTTTAGGAAACGATATATCAATATCTGTATCATATAGAAGTCGAAAAAGAAGTTTAAATGATTCTTCAGAACCTTTTGCCTGATAAAACTGAACTATATTTTTATAGAGATTAGTCTTATTGGCTGCTAGATTAGTAGTAAATCCAGCTCCAATTTCTTTTTCTACCAAAGATATAAAGGTATCTACAACTGTATCAACATCTTTATTTGCAAGAATGTTGTTTATTACATAGGAAGGTCCTTGCTCCTCGTGCATAAATCTATAATATTCTTTTATAAACTCAATTAGTCCTCCTGCATCAGCTATTAACTGACGCGGGATTAACGATTCGAGTTTACTCGATTCTATATTAGATCTTATAGTCATTATTCGTGTCTGCTAAAGGTTGTATATGAGGATGCGCCGACTGAGCCGAGAGCAGCAATACTATCTGCTTCGCCTGTTATAACAATGCCAGGAGTCTGGTCTTTTTCAATCGATACTAGCTGATTAAACTTAGGTGCTATATCATTTGAGTCTGGATCTACAAAAATGAGTAGAGTCGCTACTGAATCTATTTGAATCTGTGTTAGATTAACCATGCCAGTAGTAGGTGTGATTGTTCCTGCTGCAGAATTTACAATGGTTTTTGTTGAAGCATTACGTATCTGCACGATTCTATTTGGGTATGTATCAGAAGCTATATCAGATAGCTCACACTCTTGTCCAGCATAAGTAAACTTCGAAGAAGAAAGCGTTTGTTCTGTACTTGAAGTCCTATATATCGGAGAAGAGAATTTAATAGGATAGTCGCGTATCTCACCAGTTATAGGAGAAACGTGCTTGTGCATCTTTAAACGAACTGTAGAGTTTAAAATGCCTTTATCAGCATTATCAATTGCTTTTAATAACTTGGAGAATCGAAGCACGCCGTCAAATTTCTCTAGATTAACATCGTTATAATTTATTATAGCATCCTTAACCGCTAGCTCTAACTGAGCCTTAGATTTCGCTGTATTATCTGCGTCATACTTAAAGAACACTTCCATTGTAATATAGGTGAAGTCGGGGTTAACGATTTCAGTTGTAATTGATCCTACGTTTTTAGTAGAGAGAAATCGATTTATTATACTTTTAGTAGTAGTCGATAAATAGTCCCCGGTTGTAGGCTTAATTGATATAAACACTTTACCATACGTTGGTGGATCGTTTACCTCACCACCCCATACAGATATATCTTCAATAAAATCGTATTCTAACTTAAGTATAGCGTTATAGTCAATAGATGTTACTGCACGATTCTGACTCTGAAAGGCCTTAGGTGCATTAAACTTAATTGAATCTATATCTTCTTTATCTGCTCCAGAAAATGTTTTAATAAATCCTGTCGAAAGAGCAGCTGTTGCTCCAGAAAATCCCCCAATAGTAGCGTCAGTAGTAAACGATGATGCACCGTTCGCTTCAGCACCATTGGTCTTAATATAAGCTATGTCTACTACCTGACCTGTTGTTGGCTTACTACCTATAATACCATCTCCAAAGTATACTTCGTACTCACCGCCATATCCCTCTTGTAAGAAATACACACGAGAGTCAGATTTTACATCAAGGATGTTGTTAAAGTGGGTGTAGATCTCAGACGTTTCAGATGTAGCTGAATCCCGTACGGCAACAACAAGAGTAGAGGTATCAACTTTGTTTGTTGGTATTTTAAACTTCTGATTTTCTATTTGTCCGTTTACACGATAGGTAAACGTTTCGATCTCACCCTCAAAGATTGAAACATTTTCAAATACATAACGATTTAAAATATTCTTAGAAGTAATATAGGATTCGTTAGTTATAAAGGTAAATTGCTTAGATCCAATTAGACCAGAGAATACTGTTCCTCGGGGTATAGTTGCAAAGGTATTGGATCCCGCTGCGCCTATAACGGTAACATCAATTTTAGCCTCAGATGACTTTGAAGAAGCTGGTACATATCCTAGGCTTTTAGCATGAGATACTACATTCGCACGCATCTGTGCTGTATCTAAGAACGCCTCATTTGCATTAGTGTGAGCTAGTAAAGCATTATATTGGGTATTATATGCAAGGATATCAAGTAAGACTGCCATACCTGATCCATCAAAATCATAGTCAGCAAACTTATCTTGTCCTTGCAGATAAGCTTTTAGATTGACCTTAATCTGATCAAAGTCTAATTCAGTTACGTTCTTAATGTTCGCCATTATCGAATTCTCTCTAAGTAAATATCTATATCCACTAGATCAGGTACGTTTATTATAGAAACTTTTACAGAAACAAACACAGCATTTTCGTCAGACTTATCACTTATTGATATACCTGCAAGTGATACTCTAGGTTCATGAAAGCTAATAGTACGACTTATTGATTCCTGCATAGCTGCAACTGTAATTGGGGTAAAGTTTTCAAATAGCTGATCTGTAATAGCACAACCAATGGATGGCTGAAAAGGTCTTTCGCCATATCCTGTAAGAATAAGATTTCTTACAGAGTTCTTAATAGCAGCTATGTCTCGCAATGGTACCAGATCACCCAGGTTCGGATGGGGTTTAAATCGGAGATCAAGATCAGAGAAGTCACGTGAACGAGCAACAACTGAAGCTCGTGTAAGTTCTAAACTTTTATCTGATAGGATTTGATTACTCATAGTATCTATTTATGTCCTTTAGCCAATCGGTTTAGAGGTTGGTGTGCCCTGTTGGTTAGAAGTATGCTTATGATCCTTAAGAGATATCGAACCGGTCTTAACATCCGATGTAGATGTAATAATACCACCAGCATTGATTGTAGAACCCACAGTTTGTAGACCAGAGATAGCAACATTATTGTTAATCGATGTATTGCCAGATGCAGTTGTTGATTGTGCACCAGATATAGTCTCTGTTAATGCTCCTGATACTTCAAGAGTCATATCTTTTGCTATTGTCTGTGTAAAGTAATCCCCAGTAGTAAGAGTCATGTAAGTGCCTATACCCTGAGCTAAGTATTCTGTTATGTCCAGAGTCATAAAGCCTTCAATCTTCTCAATAACGTTCTTCTTAACCGTTTTAAACTCTGAGCCATGTATAACCTGGGTAGAGTCACCGTATATGTGCTCTTCCTTATTACCTTGTATCTCAGTGTTACAGTTACCTACAACAAAGAGATTGCAGTCACCCTCGACTGTAACACGGGATGTACCTTTTACATTTACATACTCATCACCCAATGTTACTTCATAGTTGTCTTTAACAACCTTGAGTACACGTGATCCGTCTGGATGTATCTCATAGAATGTACCAGATCGGTGATGCTCTTTAATACGCTGATAGTCTGCAGTATCATCTACTTCGAATACGTGTCCTGACTCAGACTCTGTAACCTTATTAAACGGATATTGGGGTTTAGATGGTGAAGGCGGCTCGTCAAACTGAAATATGTTAACAGGATCGGTGTCCTCTTCTGCCTCTAATGCAAACGGTTCTGCCTTTGATTTAGATTCAACATATCCTAGATCGGTATTCGCATCTGAGTTAGCTACCTTACCTACTCGGATAGACTCCTGATTTAAATTGGCCTGTGTAGCTAATCCACGAGCAGCTTTATTAACATCAGACTCGTTTAAATAGTTTGTCTCTACATCATCTGTCTTCTTAGGGTAAAGACCAGCAGGATCAAAGAAGCCTATAGTTGTATCAGCTTCAGTAGTATTCAGTGCTGCAATAGAACCTAAAACGATAGGGTCTTGCGC